TTCCTCAGACATCCGGACGGGATCCGTGCCAACTGCAGGCATTCCCATACCGCCCTCAGCCGCCAGAGCGCCTGCAAGATTGGTTTTCTTAGAGAGCATGTCCACCATCTGCGCCAGCTGCATAACACGCTGCTGCGTCTGCTGCAGCATCTGCAGAAGTGTTTGGTTGGTCTGGATCTTATTGATCACAAACTGCTTGCGATCGAAGTCCATGATCTCCAGACAGGCCAGCGCCTGATCTGCTCTTTGGGGATCGAAGAAACCGGCATTGTAGAACTGGATCGCCAGCTCATTCTGGCTAAGCTTTGAGTATGCGCTCTGCTTTTGCACCGACACCTCGATGTCGAAGAGCGGCAGACGGAACGTCTCCTCCAGGCCCATCCCTGCGCCCTGGCTTTGTGGCGTCATGCCCGCATTGGAAAAAGTCACAAATTCCTCCTGGCCATTCTCGCCCTGGATCCGGAAGCACCGCTGCAGGCTATAGAACTGCCGTATCAGCTCTATCACCATGTAAACGACCTTCCGATACACCCGGAAACTGGACTTGTTAGCGTCCCTGGAGAGCTTGCTGCCGGCCTCCTGCATTGCTGCAATGGCGGAAGCGGCCGTCACGCCGGAGTGGGTACCGCCGTTGGAAATGTCCCGATTGCCGGTGATCTCCTTCAGCTCCTCGATCTTGTTCTGCACCAGCGTGATGTAATTGCCATGCAGATCGTTGCCCTTGATCGGCATCACACTGTCCTGGCCAAGATTGCCGTCCACATGAACGAAGTCCTTGGTCAAATCAGCAAACTCCGCCTCATTGACGGCGCCGTCGCTGCGGATGAAGTACCGGGGACTTGCATTGATGAGCATATTGCGCAGCATCGCCTGGTTTCCCTTATCGATATACTCCTGGGCGCTCTTGCCCAGGTCGATGTAACCAAAACCGCAGGGGCTTCCCTTCACCCGGAATAAAGGATCAAACACAAACGGATAAAGCCCGTGGTCATACCATCCCCGCTCGGCATATTGGGGGTCGTTTTCAGACGCAAACAAAACATCGTCGCCCACAAACTTGCAGTAATGCAGCACCATCTTGCCGCCCTGCAGCTTCTTGTAGTACCAGTCGATCACCATAGTTTTGCCATCGGTGGTCACGGTGTCATCGTGAATGTACTCGCTGACCGTACTTGCCTTGGCGCCCAGCTTACCTTTCAGCTGGGGATATTTCTGCTCCAAATACTCGTTGTCCCACAGTTCCAGGCTGAAAAAGTGCTTTGACTTCTGAATGTCCGTAACGCCCGGCTCCCAGAACAAATTGAGAATGTCCATCTCCCGGATGTCAATGTCACCCAATCCGTTCAGCTTCTGCTGATTCCAAAACACGCCGGTAATGCCGGTACCGCCACGAAGCTTTGCATCGCAGGTGTTGCTATACACCTCTTCGAAGTCCGCCTGCTCCATCACGACCGGCAGGATTGCCGTCAACTTTTCTGCCTCCTTCTTGTCCCCTTCCTCCCGGGGCAGAATGTTGGCCATTGGAAAGTTGTCCATCATGTCGGCATGCTTGGTCGTGATGGCGTTGAAGAGCCAGCCGGAGGCAGGCTCGGTCTGCTTCTGATCCTTGCTCCGGATATAGTCCCAGTGGCGCAACTTGTACCACTGTTCATTGGCGATCACCCGGTCCTCCAGGTTTTTCTTTCCGGTCTTATAGGTCTGCAGGATCTGCGCAGCTTCTTTCACCTGCTCTGTTCCGATCACCTTGCGTGTACGGTCATTGCGAGCCGCCACCGGCGGTGTTGCAATCTCCGGTGTCACCCCGCCACCCGCAGGCGCCTGTGAATTTGTATTTTTTCCTCTGAACAAACTCTTAAAGTCCATCTATGATCTCCATTCCCGGCTTCCGCGCCGTTGTAATTACATCCTCCCGATTCACATCCAGGAAGAGCTTTGCGGGATGCTGCTGCCAGGGATCCGGCTCCGGAGGCAATGTCGGCTTTATCGGCCGAGACATGCAGAAATACCGCACTTCATCCGCCACGTGATCCTCACCGTCTGTGTCCAGATCCTCCGGCTTATGCTCGTCAAACTGCAAAAGCGGCATTGTTCGGATAAATGCCTCACAGTTGGAGAACACATACATCATCGGGTAGCCGTGAGAATCGAAGGAAAACCGATAATGCACCTGCATCCAACCTGGGAGCCGCTTGTGATCACCCGGATCGAAATAAACCTGGTATTTTGCAGCCGTCTGTGCCAGCGATTCGCCGGTCTCTGCATCCCAGATTGCCGGGTCAGCTATACCTCGGATCCGTTTGCCGGCAAGCCACCGATGCTCCCGCTCGATTTCCTGTATCTTGGCAAATACCTGCTGGGGTATCCACCGCACGCCCTCATTCGGCGTTTCTGTACAACCGTAGAGCTCCAATATCCGGTAGATCACACCGTCATGATCCACCGCCCACCAGCCGCAGCTGAAGGGCTTATTGTAACCCCAGTCAAAGCTGCGGTAGATCTTCCAATCTGCCGGTATCTCAAAGGGTTCGATCACATGGGTATATTGCCGGTCCTTGTAATGGTCCGGGTCATTGATAAAGTCCTCGAAGAATTGGCCCTCGAAGATGTTCCAGCTGCCCTCCAGCCATGCTTTCCGCAGCTTTGGTGGCAGCTTTTCCAGACTCCGCTTGTATTCCGGCTGCTTAGCCATCAGCGCCGTGTTGTCCTGCACCAGCGCCTGGACAAATGCATAATCCTCCGGATGCTCGTCCGGCTTGAATTGCCGGTCGATAAACAACCGCTTGAAGTACCCGTGGCTTGGGCCACCCGGGTTCAGCGTGTAATAGGTCCGCTTGGGGAAATTATTGGCGCCACGAATACAGGCGTCAATTTTCATAAGCCAGTCTTCCTGGAATTGGCCCGCCTCATCAGCAAACCACACATCGTATTCCGCACCCTGGTACTGTCCGAGATCTTTCTCATGTGCGCAGTACCCAAACCAGATCGTGCTGCCGTTGGGAAATGTAAAGATCTTATCGGTCTTGTTGTACTTTGCGATCCCGTCCAGCAGCTCCTGCAGGGGCGCGATGTGGTTGTTGTAAAGTTCCTTGTAGGTTTTACGGGTGATCAGGATCCGGATGCCGGCAAACACCAGGCAAAGGAGGATCGCCTTCCAACGCACAAACCAGCTTTTGCCGCCGCCACGGGCGCCGCCGTAGGCCACATACCGGTTTTCCAATCGCAGCGCCTTATCCTGCTTTGCGTTTGGGCGCGGCATAACAAGCCGCTTAGACGCCGTAGCCATCCAGCTCTTCCTCCATCACCAGCTCCACCTTTGCAGGTCCGTCAGTCTGCTTGCCGCAGCCGTAATTCGTTTCCAGATCCCAGATCAGACCGGTCACCTTATCCCGGGTAACCACCTGTTCCTTACGCCAGGCGATCAAGCGCTCATCCACCTGTTCGATGATCGACTTGAAAGACTTATACTTTTTGGGATCCCGCCACCGTGTCCAGGTGCTATTGACGATCCCAAGATGGATACATAGCCCTCCAAGGGTAGGCGGTACCAGGTATTCCGTCCGGGTTGCGACTTTTCCCAGCTTGTTGATCACTTTTCTCGGTTTGAGTATAGGGTGTCCGTAACGGTCCAGCTTGCCCGTGGGCACCATTTCCTCGATGTCGACCTCCCGGGTTATGCTGTCAAAATACTCCTTCACAGCCGCCTCCAGCGTCTCCTTGGTGTACTTTTTCTGCCGTGCCACCCTTTCTCACCACCTTTGCCCCCATACTAGCACAAAAAAAGAGGTCACAAAAACCCCCCTGATTTTCACTTTTTTGCAAAATAAAAGCACCCAGGATCTGCACCCTGGGTGTAATAAAAAAACACGCACACGCACGAATGCGCACCCGCCCCCCGGCGCGCGCGTTTGTCGTTTTGCATTATTCACTTACAGCCTACAACCCGGCTTCTTCCAGCATTTTCCTGACAGCGCATTTCTTGCAACCCTTTATCGACTTGCAGTACTGATCCATCCACACTTTCTTTTCTGCCGGCACAGCAAACGCAACATGAATGGATGTACCCTCCATTGGACCCCTGCAGTAGATCTCATGTCCTCCATGGGCTTTGTAATACGGACACTTTGCGCTACAGCTGACTGTATGCTTCGGCATTTTTCACCCCTCCCACACTACTTCTCGGTCATTGCGAGCCAGTGAACACACTGGTGTGGCAATCCCCATCATCAGTCTGGATTTCTTTCGTATACTTCGGTAACACATACCGTATGTACTGGGCTTGATCATTCCTGGAGAACTCTCTGCGAAACAGAAGTTTGCCGCCTCTTGGTACCTGCAGCTCAGCAGCACTGTTTACAATTCGGTCCTTGGGTACCGGCGGCACCAGGTTCCGTGTTGTCCGGAATTTCTTCGCATCCGGTCTGTGGCGTACCTGCCGCAGCATATAAGCCGCAACATCTGTCCGGTCCTCCTGGTAATCCCACATAGGAGAC